CGGCCGGGTCGAAGAAGCTCTCGGCGTTGGCCATGAACTTCGGCAGGGCCGGCCCGCTGTTGTGGGCCCCGTCCTGGAAGGCCGTCAGGTCGATGTCGTCGTACTCGATCGTGGCGTCCAGGCTGCGGCTGCGGCCGCTCAGGTCGTAGCCGGCATACAGTAGCGCCAGGTGCTGGCCCTTGAGCTTAGCCATCCTCGTCCTCCTCGTCTTCCGGCTCGGTCGCTGGCGCCGCCTTCGGTTTCCCCAGGGCGCCCGCGGCGATCAGCTGCTTGAGATCCCCGGCCGTCACCTGGCCTTCCGTCAGGGTATCGCCCGGCTCCCAGCGCCGGCCGACCGAGTCCTTCGCAGTGGGCACATTGAAGCCCACCAGCACCGGGTAGCTTTTCCCCGCCATCAGATGACCTCCGTAATCCGCAGGTCCAGCTCTCCGTAATGGCAGAGCACGTTCCCGAACACTCGCATGTCGATTAGCGGCATCTGCACCGGCTCCATGACCCACCGCCCGGAGGAGCCCTTGCTCAGATCGCTGTCGTGCAGAGCGGTCGCCGTCTCGAGCGCCGCCTTCACCGCCAGGATCAAGGCCTCGAATGTCTTCTGGGATTCGCTGGCATCGTTCACCCGCAGCAGGCCCCGCACCTTCGCCCGGTAGGTGACCTGCTCGACCTCCGTGCCAGAAAGCCCGAAGCCGATCATCTCGCTCTCGGTACCCTGCAGCGCGATGGTCCATCCCCGGAACTGGGCGACGCCGCCGATCGTGACCTGGTACAGACCGAGCAGCGTCTCCCAGTCGTCGGCGAAGCGTTCGTAGTCGTGGGTGGCGCCGACGTTGGTGACCGTGTCGATGGCCGCCAGCACCTTTGCCCGGGCCCCCGTCGACGCCGTATCCCAGTTGTATGCCATGGTTCACCGCAGCCTTGCGAACCGCTTCACGGCCCGGACCGGCACCTGGTCCATCACCCGCTGCAGCCGGCCCTCGCCGCCCTCATCCCAGGCCCGCTGGAACATATGGGCGCCGACGTTCGCCGTCCCCCGGCTCGTGCCCCTCCCAATCGCCCGGGCGATCACGAAGGCGGCCGCCTTGCTCTCCGGGCCTGGAGGGATCCCCAGTCTCCGGATGGCCCACAGCTCGATCGGGCCTTGGGGCGGCCAGCGCCCGGCCCGCCTCCCGAACTCGACGTAGTTGGCGTAGAGCTGGGTCGACGTGGCCGAACCCATGCTGGCCCCCTTGACATCCTTCGCCGCGATCTCCCCGACGAGCTCGGTGAACGCGTCGCCATTCCTCTGAAAGCCAATCGAGCCCCGCAGCGTGCCGAATGCGACCGGCGTCCTGGCGCTCACCATCGTCGTGAGCAGGGCGCCCGCCTCATCGAAGCCGGCCTGCGCCTCCTTGTTCAGGATCGGCCCCATCTCCGGAAAGAGCTGCGCCAGCCGTACCGCTTCGCTCATGTCGACCGTGTACTCCATCAGCGGGCGCGCCTCGGGTGGAAGAGGAAGCCCTGCCCGTGCGGCGGCTCCAGGTCCAGGTCCAGACCGAAGGCGCTGGGCGGCAGCGGTCTATCCTTGCCGATGCCCAGCAATTGCTCGTACTTCGTCTTGAGATCCTTAGCCAGGCTGCGGTAAATATCCGCCTGGGTACGCCGGTCGGCCACGTCCGCCGTGATGGTCGAGGCCTGCTTTTGCCCGTAGCGCACCGCCAGGCGCATGCAACCGTCGCTGGCTGCCAGATAGCACAGCGCCTCGAAGTGCTCGGGCGGGGTGTCAATGTAGGGGTCGGTCGCCTCCGTCCAGACGAAAGGCCGGTCGATCGTCATCCGCACGTTCTCGGTGGCCACCGGCCGATGGAGCGGAAAGCGCAGCCAGGTGCCGTCGGCCGCCAAGAAGATCTCCCACTCGTCCTGCTGCAGGATCTGCGGCGTCTCATCGGAGAGCGGGTCGGCGGCCGGGTATTCCACGCTCAACGGCGTTCCCAGCTCCTCCTCCCATCCCGGGGTGGAGGCAGTCACCTCCAGGATCCCCTGGCTGGCTGTTCCGAAGGCGGTCCAGGTCGAACCGTCCCAGGTCGAGACATCGTTGGTCGGGCTGCCCGTCTGCTTGACGCCCAGGTTGACCTCGTTCGTCCCGCTGGCGTAGGTGTAGCTGCTGGAGCCGAGCACCGCGTGGTAATCTCCCGCCGGCAGGCTCACCGGATTGGCCAAGGCGAAGCGCACCTTGGCATCCCGGCCAAGCGGCGCCCCCCACGTATCGTCGATGTCCACCGCGGTGGCAGTCGCCACCAGGCTCACCGGCAGATCGCCCGCCCCGCTGTCCGTGAAGATCTCCCCGGTCACAGTGCCGGCGACGGTCGTCCCCACCCGGCGCAGGAACATGGCGAAATCGCGGACCTCCATGCGCCGGTCCAGGGTGAACTTGACCGCCAGCTTGCTGTCGGCCCCGGTACTCTTGAGGTCGATGCCGGCGTCGCGGTCGTCCTCATCGACGTCGACCGCCTTGCCGTACATCAGGTAGAAGCCGCTGGCGTCTCCCGGGAACTCGACCGCCTGCGCTCGGGGCAGGTCCAGCTGGTATAGCCGGACCGCCTCGCGGATGGCCAGGTCCCGGTCGGCCGTGGGAAGGTCGCCGTCCGTGATGCCCTGCAGGATCGAGTCGACCCGGGCGTTGAACGTCGAGAGCTTCGTCAGCGTGGCCATGCGTCAGTCGTATGCGAAGTCCGCGGTGGGCGAGGTCCCGGTGAAGGCGATCGTGATCCCTACGCCGAAGCCCACCCCGTCCTTCGGGGCGAAGCGGTCGTTGCCGTCGGCGACGGCCGCCAGCCTGGCGATGATCGTCCCGCTGGCGGCCGTGTTGTCGTAGACCGTGGCAGTGGCCGCGTCGGTACCGGCCGCCAGGTGCACCTCGTGCAGCCTGCCCGGGCCGGTCTTGACGGTCTCGCCGGCAGTCGAATGGTGGTATGCGTGAGATCCCATGGTCGCATCCTCTCCTGCGCGTTGCGGCCGGGGTCCGGGTCAGCCGTTCGCCCCAGCCCCGGCCGCGTAACCTTCGTCGCCAATCTGGCGCCGGTCAGCCCTGCGCCTTGCGAATGCTCTCCAGCGTGCGCCCCCCGATGCCCTTGATGCCCAGCAGGTTCTCGTCCGGGGCGCCCCGCACCGCTCTCAGGCTCGGGTAGCCACCGGCGATCAGCAGCCGCCCGATCTTCTCGCCAAAGGCCTCCAGTACCTCGATCTCCATCGCCTTCACCAGGTCGGGCGATGGAGCGGGCCCCGGCGTGGGCGGCGCCGTTTCCACGGACGCGTTGTTCGCCATGGTCGCTGGCGGAGACTGCATCTTCGGCTCCTCGGCCAGATGCTCCGGAGTCAATGGCGCTGGCTTCTGCGTCTCTCGGGCGGCTTCCGCCTTCCGGATCGCCACCACCAGCTTCGCCACTCCCTTGCGGCCCTTCACCTGCGCCCCCAGCGCGGCCGCCCGGCGGTCCAGCTCTGCCAGCGGGAGATCCTCCAGGCGAGGCTGCCGCTTCCCCTCCGCCCGCTCCAGCTCCTCCACGCCGACGTCCATTTTCTTGAGGCCCTTGATGCCGTAGTCGATCATCACCATCAGGCGGGGCTCGCCGGTGGCGTCCTCGTAGGCCTTCGCCTTGAACAGCCGCCCGTCGTCCGGGTCCATCGTCTTCCCGTCCTCAGCTTTAGTACTGGCGTACCTGCAGACCCGCTCGATCTCATCCCGTGTCAGCTCACGCATGATCTTCTCCCTCCACCCCTTTCAGGTGGTCCTCCAATGTCTTCGGTTCCCGTCCCACGTACTGCTGCAAATCGGTGCCCTCGTCGTGCAGCTCCAGGATGTCGTCCAGGTAGTCCAGCTCGGTCAGGTATTCGACCGGCTCCGGCAGTTCCATCCGCTTCGGGTACTCGATGCGGCCCGCCTTCCCCTGCTCCTCTCTCGGGGTGGCCTGGGAAGGCGGGCCGAATTCGATGCGATAGGCGTTGAGCACGCGGGTCAGATCGGTCAACGGGTGGCGGTACGTCTTCACCCCGCCGATCCCGAAGTCGGCCGTCACCCGCAGCTCGCCATCCTGTTCCCGGTAGCCCCGGACCGGGGCATTCCCCAGCTCGTCCTTGTTCCACCAGGCCAAGGCGGCCGCCGCTTCCCGTTGTGCGGCGTCCAGCGCCAGGCTCATGGCCTATTCGTCGACGAAGCCCCAGAGGGCGATCTGACCCGTCCAGGTCGGCGAGGTGCCACCGCTCAGGTTCAGGTCGATTTCGATGACGCTGCCGGCCGCGACGCTCGCCGGCGTGGTCAGGGTATTGAGCGCATTGGCCGAGAGGTCAATGGCTGTGGCCCCGGTGATGTCTGTTCCATCGTCTTGCAGGTCGATGGTCTGGACACTGGGAGCTCCGGCGTCCGCCCCGAAGGACGAGACATGCGTGAGCAGCACATTGTCCGGCACGTACACGCCCTTCGCCGCGTTGCCGCTGCTGATGGCCGCGAAGTCGAAGACCGCGATGCAGATCCGTCGTTCCTTCATGCTGTCCTTCTCCTTGTGCGCTGTTCAGGCGGGGGAGGGCCGCGCACCTGGCCGGCCCTCCCCCATCAGCTTTGGATGCCTTAGACGTTGCTCTTGTGCAGCGGCCGGAAATCCGCGACCGGCGCGCAGTCGTAGGTGGCGTCGAAGCGGTGCCCGAACATCCGCACCTTGTACCGCAGGGTGTCGTTGGTGAAGAAGGCCCCCGCCCGCTCGTCCTCGGCGCTGAACAGCTCCGGCGTGCGGCGCCCCCGCAGCCAGATCAGGTAGATCGCCGGCCACACGGCCGGGTCGCCCGCCAGCGCCCAGTCGGCGGTGTCGGTCCAGGTCGGCACGACCACGACCTCGAACTTCCCTTGCAGGGTGTTCTTGGTCTGCATCTCGCCGCCGGTGGTGGCCCCGCCGCTCTCGCCCGGGACCAGCTCGCTCATGCGGATCTCGTCCGCCTGGGCTTCCAGGTCGGCCGGGACCAGCAGGAACTTCGGCGCGATGTTTAGGCGCCGGCCGGTGCCGAGCGTGTTGTCGGTCTGCTTGCGCATGGCCGTCCGGGCGGCGATGAAGTTGGCGTAGCTCAGGGCGGCGGTCAGCAGGTTGGCGTGCCCGCCGGCCGAGGTCAGGGCGGTGGCGTTGAACAGCGCGCCCGAGTCGCTCAGAACCGGCCCGGCGTTGCTGTTCAGGGTGAAGACGCCCGACACCAGGTCCGAAATCTCGTTGTACCAGGCGTTCGCCATCCGGGCGGGGATCGAGCGGATCACGCTGAGCTTGTCCTTCAGGAAGGTCTCCAGCGTGACCCCGATGTAGCCGCCGCGCTTCTGGAACACCGACACCTCTTCCTCGTCTTCCCAGTCCATCTCCGAGTAGGTGTCGCCTTCACTCATGGAGGTCAGACTGTTCATGCCGAGCACCCGCACCAGGGTGGCGTTGTCCAGCGTGTCGACGTCCTCCTGGCGGACGAGCGGTTCCCACCAGCGCTCGCGGACGCTGTAGTCCGCGGCCAGCAGCACATTGATGGCGTCCTTCACGATCGAGGCGACGGTCGATGTCGTGATGTTCGCCTCGGTCATCCGCTTCTCGCGGATCTCGCCATCGATGGCCGCATCCCATCCGCCCATGATGTCCGCGTACCACTGGCTCAGGCGGACCGGGGCATCCAGGGACGGGGTGCCGGCGGCGATGTAGCGCTTCACGCTCTCGCTGAACCGGCTGGCGAGGTAGTGCGGCTCGCCGTCCTTATTCTTGGCCTGGCCGATGATCTCGTGGAAGCGGGTATGTCCCGCCACCATCTCCAGCAGGGCCAGTCCCAGGTTGTCGGCCATGGTGAGCGCGCTCATCGAGATCCGGGCGCCGGCCGGCAGCACGATCCGGCCGCTCTCGCTCACCGCCACCAGCACCTTGCGGTGCTTCTCGATGGCCGCCTCCAGATCCTTGGCCTCGAATACCTTGCCGGTGAACTGCTCCTGGATCAGCTCGCGCTGCTCCTTGGTCAGCCCGCTCTCGGCCAGCTTGATGGAGAGCAGGGTGGCACACTCGGCCACCTTCATCCGCTGCGCCTCGCGGGCCTCGGCCTCCTGCCGGATCTTCGCCACTGCCTCGTCGATCGCCTTCTGCGGGTCGACCACAGGTGCCGGCACTGGTTCAACCACCGGAGGTTTCTCAACCTCGGCTTCCTCCACCTCGGCCTCTTCGGCGGTCTTGGCCGCTTCGATGGCCTGCAGGCGGTCGTTCACCGGCTTGAGGGCAGTATCGACGGCCCCCTGCACTGCGCCAGTGATCATGTCTTGCAACTCTTTCGGGTCCATGTTGCTCTCCTTTGCGAATAAGGTCTGGCTCGCGATCAGACGAGCCAGACGCCCGCCTGCCGCCGGGTCCGACACGACATCGACGGACAATGCCTTGGTGATCGTTTCGACCACCTGGTAGACCGCACCCCCCAATGCCTTGATGGCCTTGCTGACGCCCTCGCCCAGCGCGTCGATGCTCAGCCCGATCTTGTCCAGTACGTTTTGCTGCTTGGCGCTCATCATCTTCTTGCGCAGGCGTTCATCCACGATCTTGAGCACGCCCTCGAGCTGGTGAGCGCCCTTGTTGAAGCTCGGGTTGGTGATGACACCCAGCCATTCGCTTGCAACTGAACGCATGCCCTGCTTCTGCTCAAACTCGGCGTCGGTGAGATGGCCATCGAATACCTTCACGCCATCCCACATCGACACACTGGCTTGCAGGGCTTCTTCCGCGTACAGCCGGCCATTCTTGCTGCGGATGTAAGTCCGGCCCTCCTCAATAACGATGTCATCACCGGACTCTGGGCCGAGGATGACGACGCCCCATTCGGAGCCGGGCTCCTGACCCTCCTTCAGTTCCAGCGCGTCGGTGAAGCGAAGGGATTCGGCAATGACAACGACGATGTGCTGTTCGCGGCGTGCCGCCTCCCGCTCGTTGTACTCAGTCAGGATGGAGCCGATGTCGGTCTGCTGCGATGCGGTCACCGGTGCCTCTGCGCTGGCGACCGTCCGCTTGGCCCGGTTCGTAGCCTTCCGCTTCATGCGACTCTCCTGCTTCTTCATGATCGTCCCATTCGCCTGGCGGAATGCGCTCGCCTCGCAGTCCGTCCCGCCCTTGGCCATGCAGGTGCTGTGGGCGCTGTTGAATATCTCGACCCACTGCTTCCGCATGTTCAACGGGAGCTTCTTGATACTGTCGGGAAGGGATTCGTCGCTTGCGTTCTTGTATGGCATAAACGAAAACGCCCGCTCTCAGTGAGCGGGCGTGGGCTTTCGACCTCAACGTCCCTGGCACCCGAGCCTTCCGGCCGGTGCCCTCGTTTCACATCTTAGACTCAGTTTGGTGGTTTTGTCAAGTCGGCTAAGAGAAGACCCCGCCTAATTGGCGGGGCATCCTCAGCCATTCGCTCGGTGGGCGTGGGTTTCTCTCCTGGGTTGGCTCGCTCCTCGGTTTTGGGTTTCTCCTGCCACATGGCTGCAGCTATTGTCCCATGACTTGGTTCTAGCGGCAAGCTCAGTCCTCGGACTCTTGCAGCCGAAAGCTATGCAGTCCATCCCTGCCAGAGCCCGTCTTCGTCAGCAAGACAACATAGCCCCCCGGTGTCAGCTTTCGAATGCGCTCGATGAGTTGGAATTCCCGTGGGCTGAGCCGGTAGTCGTAGCCGTTCGGAGCTTCCAGCGTAGGCTCATCTGTGCCGGCCTGCAAATTCGGATCATCCTGCCACCAGCTGCTGCGCGCCCTAGCCATCGTGGCCCATCGGTCTCAAACCGACAGAAATCGGATAGGCCGTATAGATCGGCGTCTTCCCCGGATGCTGGATCTCCATGTGTCGCTGCATCCATTTCTGCCCATCATCGCCGATCGCCTCTAACCCGCACCGGACGCAACGCCACAGCAAAAATCGCCGGGCGAACCATTCCACCGCGTGGACGCGGCTGGGCCATACCGGCTGCTCCCAGTGCCAATCAACCGACGGAAGTTTGACTGCCTGCACCCGTCACCTCGCCCCAGTCGATCCACGCGCCGCACTTCGGGCAATGAGCCCACCAACCCAGCAGATCTCCGCCGCACGCTCCGCACAGCGCCTGGGCAGTGTCGGCGATCACCGCCCGCACCGTCTCCTCGTCCACGCCCTTCCGCGGAAGCGCCCGGCCCCGGCTGCTGGGCACGTCCGCCATCGGCGAGAGGGGTAGCCCGCGGCTGCTCGGCGCGTCGCTCATCGCATCGCCTCCCGGATCCACCGGCCGAGATTCCATCGCCGGCCCCGCAGACTGCGCTCATATCGGCGCCCCTGCGCCAGGCGGGCCAGCACCCGGGCCCGGTAAAGGCAGGCCCCATTGAGCGTGCGCTGCGGCCGCTTCAGGTTCCTGGTCTTTTCCGCCACTGGCGGCCCGACCAGCGGCAAGTAGCTGCGCCGCCCGTGCTCCCGCAGCACCGCCACCCGGTTGTGCTCGTAGATCACGATCCGCGTCGCGTAGCTCGTCATACTCGCATCCTCCGCCGCCGCATCATCCGGGTGCCCGAGCGAATCCGCACCAGGCCCTGGCCCGGCGCCCATCTCACGCTCCAGCCCTCCTCCGCCCGGCTCTCAATCTGCGCCCCCACTTCGTCGTCCACCGCCCCCAGCACCTCGCCCCGCTCGCCCCATTCGTCGCTCCAGGGCACCTCTCTGCATCGGCAATTAATCCTGAGTTCTGGCGACAAATTCGGATCGCCAGGATACATAGCCTCTTCACCTTCGATGTCGAATGGCTCGCCCTCCGATCGGATCTGGCCGTGGGCCGCCAGGTGGCTGTCCCGCGTCCGGTCGTCTCCG